CCACTTGTCCCTGAAGAACCACTTGTCCCTGAAGAACCAGCAAGACCCGATGTTCCTGATGTACCTGATGAACCTGTACCTCCTGTTATGGGAATATTGTTTACAGTGAATGAACCTGAGATGTTTACCGCAGTCAAACTCATCTGTAATGGACTATTACCACCCAAACCATCTTGAATAGTTTGAAGTGACGATGTTAGTCCTGTTGTACTATCCGTTAATTTTATTAATCCTTGAAAGGATTGTGATACGTATAAATTAGTTAATTGACCCATTTTATATTATATTTTGTGTTTTAAGTGTTTTCCCAATCTGTGTTTACGTTCTTCCAAAGTTCAGCAAGTTCACTCCATGTACTACCAGGTATAAATGGTAATATAGGAAGTACACATCTATCGTACGAGAACTTCTGTACAAAGTGAAAGTCTAATATCCATCCTGAAAGAATCGTCTCAGTTTTTTCATAGAATGGTTGAACCGTTGCGTCCCATCCTGCTTCAAAGTCTGATAAATACAACTTAGTAAAAAAGTCTTTTACTATTTCTAATTGGTCAGACAATACATCTTGTTGATTTGAAATATCGTTATTTAGTTTATCTACAAAGAACACCTTCCATCCCACATGAATTAAACCTGTTTCAAAATGTGTTGATTCAGGCATTACATACATACGAGGATATTGAGGTTCCTGTTTTGTTATTATATCGTTTGTTAATTGTTCAACATCCCCAAATCCATAAGAATTAATTTGTAGGTGTACGTCAGCAAACTCTTCAAATTTATTTAAAACGTATTGATAACTTGTGAATTGCTGGTCCTCAGGGAATTGGAAATTACCTAATGTAGGTAGTACACAACTGTTATAATCAAACCCTACTTGAAATGATAAGTTTAATGTCCATCCACCCAAAGTTGTCTCAAACCTTTCAAGGAATGGAATAACATCAGGTCTTTGTTCTACAACCAAATCCCAACTAAAGTCTCCTTGTGCTGCTGTGAATGATTGTAATATAACTGTCCAAATATCTTTAACAATCTCCAAAGTATCAGACATTACCTCACTTTGGTTTGATTGGTCATCTTCAACTCTATCCATTATTATTATGGATAAACGATAGACTAAACGATTCTCATCTAATTTAACCTCACCAGGTACAATATACATTCTTGTATATCTTGGTTCCTGTTTCGTTGTTAAATCATTTGTACACTGCGCAAGGTCACCAAACCCGAAAGATTTAATCTGTTCGTGATTGTATGCTATTGAACTGAAGTACGTTAATAACTGTTTATAATTAATTGAACTTGTATTCATCTACTTTTAAATATAAAATAATCTAAAACGTTATTTGAAATTATACCATCTCCCCATTGGCCTTCTTCATTAATCTCTGTTGTTCTTCGTCATATTGAATTAAGAAGGATAGTTGGTTGAGAACTTCCATTATTTTTTTATTGAAGATGTACTCATGCTTTGTAAAGTCATTTCCAGCAATTCTGTTGACGACAAGGAACCAACCGTAGACTTTCTGAAAACTATTGCCCATATCAGTTTCCTCATCTTCCATGTGAGTTTGATTTTGGTCCACATCGAAATTTTCGGGATCGAAGACAGCCGGGAATAACTTAAAAATTTGTTTGCGTAGTTGATAAAAAAAAACTGTGCTCCAAGTATATACTTCACATCTAATTTGGTTTTGAACAATTCGGCTCGTTCTTCCATCTTCTTTAAATCATATTTTTCAATGTCAAAGTCGTGTTTGGACCTTTCGTGAATAATTGGTCTATACATAATTGATGCTAGTATGTGTAACATATTAAGTAAGTCATCCGCCTTCTTCGTTGAGATGGTATCCATATCCACAAATTCAGCAAAGGTTAAATCCTTCCAATTTGGAAAGAACCCATAATGAACCCCATCAATTTCAAACCTATCTTTAAATTCAGGTTTATCAACAGGTATTAATGACATTACATATGCTGCCAAATAACTTACTTCCTGATAATCAGATTCTAATAAATCCTCAACCTTTGCTCCACTTACTATGTTTAATAGTTTTGCTGCAAAATAATCCTCAGAGAATAAATCTCTAATCTTAAATATCTTAGTGTAATTCTCAATTGATATAAAGTCAGGGACCTTATATTCTACTTCATCTATTTTAAATTTAATCATATATGTATATATATTTTATCCTACGAATGCAATGGAATATCTTCCTGTTGCTTTCATATTTTTTATTTCAAAGTACATTCTCATCATTAGTGCATCCGATAAGTCAGGTGATTTACCCAACACTTTCTTCATATCGTCTTTTGATTGTACTTGTACTTTATTATCTTTATCTACGTCTTTTAATTTGACTGCTAATAGTTCTTGTGTTATTTCATCAACAGTTGATGGTTCCATTATATTAATACTTATTTTCCCTTCTTTAAATAGTTCAGATAGTTTAACATAACATTGGGACTTTAAGTTACTGAAGTTCTGTTCGTGTAATGGTCTTGCATTGTTCACAAAGTTGGTTCCTCTAATCTGGTCCGCAACTCCGCCTCCAACTCCATCACTATCCACAATTACATTATTTGGGTGTACACCGTATTTCTGTATTAGTTCCCTTATTTCGGACGATAAATCTGTGGTTGATAGTTTGGTATAGACATACACTTCCAAGACCACCAGTCCACTCCAAACAACCGCAACGGACCTGTCTGAACCAAATCTTGCTACGTCCACTGAGATATACTTCTTATCTGTTGGTTGTGGTGATAATTTAAACATACTATTGGATATTGAATCAAAGTCAAAAATATTATCTGACTCGTCCATATAATTCCAATCCCCTTCCAATAATCTCTTTCTTTGTTGTGGTGGTAATGACTTTAACATCTCAATATAAGATGCTGGTAAGTGTGGGTTGTCAAGGGGTAGTGCTGGTACAAACGCCATATTGTCTGGCAAGGTTTCCTGAATGTATGGAAGATAGAAGACCTTCTTCAACCAAACTTGGCCAGGGTTACAAGTCATTAATATCTTTGGTGCCAGACAATATTGGTCAAGTTTAAAACGAATACGAGACTTTAAGATATTGTAAGAAAGTTGTGAAGTTTGTGATGCCTCATCGACAAAAACTGCGGTAAGTTCCAAACCTCCTAATGAATCAAAGTTTGGGTCCGATGGTTGGTACTGTAAATCTTTTAATACTATCTCAGACTTGTTTGTAAAGGTTATGACATTACTTTGTCCGTTGTAGACATAATGTTCCCCTGACTTTAATCCCATTGATTGTAGGGTTTCAAATAAAGTATTGAGTGTGGTTAGTTTTAATTGTTGTAATACTGTACGACCAATCAAACATCTAATCCCTGCGTATTTTAAACATAATGTGGTTACCCATAAACATCCCAACCAAGATTTACCAGCACCGGCGGATCCTCCGTATAATACTTCGTTGGTTGTATCATCCATTAAGAGTTTCCACGCTTGTGATTGTTTCTTAGTTAGATTTATGTCTACTTCCATATATATGTATATAAAATAACCAAAAACGAAACATTACTTTCGTCTATGATAAATTTTTTTATTCTGTAATATTAATATTAATAGAAATAGTTTCACCATTTGAAGTTAGGTCAACTTTCTTCGGTGCCTCCATTCCTAATATCTTTGTTATGTCTCTTAAAACTTCTGATTCAATCCTTCTATTACCTTGTAGTCTACAACGATTTAAAAGGTCATACAGACGATTTAATTGTTCGGTTAGTATTTCCTCTTGGTTCTGACTATATCGTTCCTTCAGACGGTTCCTAACATCCTTCCACACATTCTCTGCTTGTCTTGTTGTTACATCATATTCTTGTGCGAACTGTTTCTTAAATTCATCATATGATTTTTTCTCATATAACATTAACTCAAAGGCACGTTCCATCCTTTGTTCATATTCTATTTCGTTTGCTTTGTTTTCTTTGCTCATAATATTCCTATGTTATTTAAGTGATTGGTAAATTTTCTTGCTTGACTCTTACCACATCCTCCACAGTTAAATATAAATTCTTCACCAAACAGTGCCCGATATACCTTTTTAATAAATTCTTTCTTGTCTTCTGGTACCCCACCGAATGATGTTAGTTCAGCGTATGCAAGTTTAATATCCTCTACGGTTGGAATATATATTTCAGGTTCCAACTCAAATGGTAAAGGAACATTTTCCACCACAACTTCTTTTGGTTTCTTACAACTCTTACATCCTCTCTTTTGTTTACCAGGATTTTCTATTGAGTTTTGTTTTAACTTTTCTAATCTATCCGTACTTCCGAGTTTGTCCATATTTTAGTTCTTAATTTGTCCACCATTCCAATTATTTAACTCTTGTGCTAATAGTTCATCAGGAGTTTGTGGAATTGGTTCTATTATATCTATGTTATTATACCAATCTTCTTCCAGTGGTTTTGTTTCAGGAACCATTTCAACCTTTGGTATTTCTACTAATGGTTCTGATATTACAACAGGTTCTTTTCTTTTCTTACAATTGCACATCTTCTTCTATATTTTCTCCTTCTACAATAACAGTATTTTCTCTATTGATTCTTTCTTGTTCTCTTTGTTTTAACATTACATCATATAGTTCAAGTAACTGTTGTCTTTCTTCAGGAGTATGTTTATTTATCTGTTCCATCGTTTCTCTTTGAATCTTTAGGAACAACTTCTTTGATTCTCTTTCTTGGAATCTTTTGTTTCTTCTATCTATACCCATAACTAATCTTCATTTAATCTTTTTAAAACATTTGTTTTTATTTGTTCTTTTCCCTCCTTAATATAACGAGAAATACTTGTTAAGGGAATAGTTGTCTTTTTACTTACTGCCTTAAGTGAATTAAGAACAAGGTAATGATTTAGTATGGCTTTACGAAACCAATCCAATTCTGAATATTCTTCCTCCAAAATTTTTAATAATAATTCAGATTCAAATTCTTCTTGTTCTGCTTCCATATTGAATGCTTCAGATAACTCAGAATAGTTCAATCTTTCCTTTCTAATTCTATAATGGTAAGGGGATGTTTTGGAGTAGTAGTTTACCCTCATTATTGAAGTGATGTAATACTTTATACAGTCATCACTATATTCTTTTAGAATTATTTCATCCTTCTGATAAAGTTGAAGTATAACCTCGTGAAATAATTCCCTTGAAGTTTCATTATCCTTTTTAGTTATTTTGGTTGCTATCTCAAGCAACTTATAATAGTTTTTGGTAATAAAATCTTCTACTTTTTTATTCATTAATCATTGTTCTAATTTTAGTTAGTACATCAACAATCTCATATTGTTCATCTTGTATATTGGTAATAATTGAGGAATCAATTAATTTATCCAACGCTCTAACTTTATTTATGTGGGAATCTAAATGTTCATTTAATAATGTTGTAAAACAATCCAATATTAAAAAAGATAAATCAATCTTTTCTTCTTCACTTAATAACCAATAATTAACTGGTACTTCTATTTCACCAACCTTAACATGATTTTCCATTCTTAATACGATTTATATACTTATTTATCGTTGCCGTTGATACCCCATATTTCTTTGATAATTGTTTTTGACTACAATTACCTAACATATATAAATTATATATTTCTGTCCATTCAGGTGTATTATAATCTATCTTTTGACCAACTCGGAATTTTTGTTTATTTACCTTATAGAACTTTAATTTACCATCAACATATTCCTTAACACCAGGTTTTAAGAAATGACCACACTCCTCACTATAAGTATATCCCAGTGCCTTCATTACCATATATGTCTGTTCCTTTTGATATTTATCAGACCATACCCCTACTTGTGTATGTACCTTTTCTGAACCACCAGAAGATTCTAATTCCTCCTGTCTTTCCGCCCTTCTTCTATTTAATTCTCTTAAGTTTAAACATTTGGTACAATCAAGATATGTTGTCTTTTTACTTGAACCATGATAATAATAACCATCTATCTTATGTTTATACTCTTTACAGGTTCTACACTGCTTGTAGTCAGGATTCGTTGAAAATGGATTAACTACCTCTATTTCTAATTCTAAGACTACTGGTTGAATTATTTCTTTCATCTTGATAGTTTCCTTGTATTTTCTTTTTTGTTCCTTAAAACAGGATTTACAGTACCTTCTTGTTCTATGTTTATTCTGTGGCCTATGGAAATAGGTTTCATATTCCTCAACAGGTTTATCAATAAAACATTTGGTACATATCATAAATACTTGTATTTAAACGAAAAACCCCCACCTAACAAAATATTAGGTAGGGGAAGAAAATTCCTAATGTTTGGGAACATACTAGAATAATAAAATATAATATCAAATCAGGTTGAAGTAAAGACTAATATAGTTCTTCTTCAAATGAAAAGAAGTTTCGTTGCTGCTTTAATTCAGGATTGTAGAAACGAAGAATAAAAGTATCAATATCTCCTCTTTCTTCTTCCGGTATTAATACTAGTCTGGCAATATGTACTTGTTTCTCTGTTGAGGATAGTTTATAAAATTCTTTCACTGATAGTGCACCAGTTCTAAACTTAGGTGCGTTGCTAGTAGTTTTCATATCTAATTTATTTATTTTATATAAATATATATAATCTTTTCTACTTAAACAAATACTGGTGCTCTAGTGCTGGATGTTTCTTTTTTATTTATATCTTTGTTGCTGGATGCTGGTGCTCTAATGCTGGGTAAAAAAATATGTACACGATCCAACAGGAGTTTACCTGAAGTATAGTAGTTTAGATTAACCAGGTTTTCTACCACCACCTGTAATTAATAAATACATATTTTTTTCTGTAAATCCAAATTCCAAAGAAAAAAAGTTTTTTTAATAAAATTTGGAACTTCCAAGATTATTCTGTATATTTATTATTATAAACTATTTTAAAATTTAAAAACTATGCCGGTAATTAGAAGTTACTACAAGACAACCCCAATTGACGATGAGACATTGGGTAGAGCAATTGCGTCTGCTAGAGACCAAGAAAACAAAATCTTTCAAATCTTTAAGAAGTATGGATGTATGACAACGTGGGATGTGTACGATATGTACAACGAATTAGTTGCACCAATCATTCCTTCATCAGTTGGTAGAAGTATCAACACATTATTGAAGTTAAAGGTTATATCCTCAATTGGAACAATAACAGGTGATCAAGGTAGACCAGTTAACTTGTATGAATTGAATGAAAATATCCCTGACGTAATTGAAAGAAGACACAACCAACAAATTCCTAACTCAGTTAAATTAGATTTACTATTCAAAGAAGATGGTGAGATTGATGTTGAACAAATGGTTTCCAACTTAGATTTGGTATTATCAAGAATTTCTCGTAAATTTAACTTAAACTATTAAACAATAAACAAAATGGCAAACTGTCCCGAATTTTACAGCACAGATATTAAAATCTTGCAACAATCTCAAAGTAAGATGGCATTAGAGTATTTGAACCTAATGGGTCTTAAACCTACCGTAGAACAACTTTGGAGAGTAACTGAAGTATTTGTTCAATGTTGTCTTCATAAACAAGACGATGACCTTAAAAAGAGAATTAAAGATTTAGATAAATGGATTGTAGAACAACAATCTAAAAATAAAGTATAATACTTTTTTGTTTATACTAAGGGGTGAAGTTTGGTGTACTTCCCCCTTTTTTTTAATACTTATAGTTATGAGAGATTTTAAGTTTTTTAATACAATTGATGATGATGATGCAATAGAACCATATCAATCAGAACCACCCCAAATTTACACCCAAATCATAAGAGTGGAACTTCCTATCAATGAGATGACAGAAGACCATTTAAACCACCTTAAAATAAGTAATGAGAATATGATATTTAATCAAATCTCAGATACATTAGATTTTCGTCATGAGATAATTCATCAAGACGAATTTGGATTTACACTTAGAACAGAATTATATATTTAAATATTTGTTTTTTAAAATATTTTGTTATATATTTATACTTGGAGGGGCGGATACAGTTTTCATTCTAAATTTGATATTGCCATTTCATGTAGTACATTCGTCCCTCCTTTATAATATATAGATAGTTGATTTTACTTAAGACCCTGACTTTGTCGGGGTTTTTTGTTTATTGATAATCAATGAGTTATAACTTTTTTAAAAAATAATTAAAAAAATATTTGGTATATATATAAACCCGCCGTAAATTTGTTCTATCAAATCAAATCAAAAACTCAGGTAAAGAGTATAAAACTACAAAAAGTTATGAAAAGTATTAATAAAAACATTTTAAGTAAAATCATCCACAATTTAAAATTGGGTGAAAAAGGTAATTTAGATTTTGCTGGTTACGACCATAAAACTAAAAGTTATAAGTACCAAACCGAAGTTAATATTGCGGTACAAATGGTAATGTTTAATCGTTCTTATGAAGACGCCTCATATCGTCTTTTATTAGAACCAAAGGATGTTAGAAATATGGAACTTAAATCACAAGAACAAATGAAAGAAAGTATTAATAAAACAGAATTTATTAAAATTATTTTATAATCATTTGGTGGGGGACTAACAATCCCCTACCTTTACACTCTAAAAAAAAAGTTATGAAATTAGAAAGACAACCCGAATCCAAAACATTTGTATTAACAAATGAATATGGTATTGTTAATGACAATCCGATGCAACAATGTTTGTATAGAGGTATTGACAATCAAATTAAACATCCCGAATTAGGTCTTCAATATGGTATGTTATTGATATGGGATGAAAAGATTAAACACTACGACCCATTTTGGGCTTACCACGTTTGGAACGTTAGTGAAGATGAGACTATCATTTATGACAATTTTGATTTAGTTCAACAAGGTATTAATGAATTTGGTTTCCAATTAAAAAACCCAATTGAAAATTGGAAAGTAAAAGTAATTGATGGTACTAATCTTAAATCTAAAAAACATTATATGGAATGTTTTGATGTTATTGATAAGGTAACCAAACCACATAAAGGTTATGATGCAATTTATATTCAGAACTTTGGGTTTAGACCAAATGGTAGAACACAAATTACTTGGGATATGTTTAACGATGATTGTGACGAAACTGAAATGTATCTTTTAGGTTTAGAACAACAACAAGGTAAAATTCATATTGGTTACGATATGTTAAAAAAACAAAGAGAAAATGAATTACAAAATCAATTTCCTAACGCAACAATCTTTGTTGTATAAATAAAACATCTATGGAAAAACAATTAGAAGTTACGGTTGAAGATAAGAACACAGGACTATTAGTTATTGATATTCTTATGTGGGAAACTCTTGATGAGTTAAAAGAAGAAGTTAAAACATTACAGGATAAATGTATGTTGATTATGGAAAAGGGTTATTGGCACTGTGATGAACAAAGTTTAACCGAAGAAGAACATCAAATTATTTATTATACATAAAACAGTTATGGCAAACATTTTTAGTGACCTTAATAAATTGGTTAATACTATTGACAAGGTTGATAAGTTATTAACAGAGAAACCTAAACGTACAAGAACGTTGTATGTTACCAAAAGATTCACAGAAGAAGAATTGGAATATCTATTAGACCAATTATATAGAACTGAGGATTTTGAAATGGATAAAAGTGAACGTACAATACACAATAAATTAATTAATAAATTAAAATAGTTATGAAATATCTTAAATGGAATCATGACTTGGTTACAGAAATTGTTAAACAATATCCCAATCAAAAAGAATTTAGAATAGGTAACATCAGGGCGTTTGAGTATGCTAAACGTAATGATTTATTAGATACATTCTTTCCCGATAGGAAGAAGAATGAAACCGAATGGACCGTTGATAAGGTAAAAGAAATTGCATCCAAGTATCGTAGACGTAAAGACTTTTGTCAGATTGAAAAGTCGGCTGCTGGTATGGCGTACCGATTTGGTATCATGGATGAACTATATCCATACAAAGAGTTTAAGGTACATACCCCAACTGAAGATGAAATGAAAGGACCTTTAAAGAGATGTTGTCACTGTAAAGAAGAATTACCCATAAAGTATTTCCACAAGAATAAAGTATTTTGGGATGGTCTTGCTCACAATTGTAAGAACTGTACAAACAACTTCAACAGAGAAAGAATGAGATTAGTTAAAAATAAATTTGGTAAATAACAATTTGTATATTATATTTGTAAAACAAAAATCAAATAGAAATAAAATGGCAATTAAGAAAAACACTACAACAAAAAAGACAAATCCATTTTCAGATGAATTAATGGGTTACATTAAAGACGGTCAAATCCAAAGGGATAGATTCCAAGTTCTTACAGAAGAAATTATCAAATGTTCAAAAGATGATAATTATCCTCACCTTTATATCCAATCACCGGCAGGTTTGGGTAAGACATGGGCAATCGAAAATGGATTCAAAAAGAATAAAATACCATTTCATAAACTTAGTGGTAGTTTATCTATGTTTAAATTCGGTGTTAAGTTAGCAACAATTGTAAGTCAACTTGAAAAAAATGAAACTTGTTTTCTTTATGTTGATGATATGAATGAGTTATTAAAGAATGAAGAAAACATTAATATTATGAAGAACATTCTTCGTGATGAAAAAACATATTCGTATCAAAAGAATATGTCTAATTTAATGAATAGTTTGGACCCTCTTGAAACAGTTGCGGTTGAAAAATTTATTAGACCTGGTGGTGGATTTGTTGTACCTACAAAAAATTTAGTTTTTATTATTACTTCTAATACTAAACTTCCAAACACGGATGAGGTTAGAACAACTAAAGACCGTCACTTAAACGCTATTCGTGATAGGGTTAATGTAAAGGATTTTAGTATGAAACCAACTACTATGTGGGGTTATATTACCGATATTATTTTAAAGTCAACTGTCATTCCTAAAACAGTATCACAATCAATTAGAGTTGAGGCGTGTCAATTCTTTTATGATAATTGGTCATCATTAAACAACCGTTCTATTCGTGAGGTTGAACGTATGTTACAAGCATATCAAAAACATCCGAAACAATACAAGATGATTTGGGAAACTGAATTTAAAAAATAATTGTTATGGGTGGTATTAACTCTAAAGGTAAGGTTTATAAATATGATTTAAATGGTAATTTTATTGCCGAATATGAACACATTCAAGAATGTTGTTTTATGAATGATTTATCGGATAGTCATTTGTTAAATCATATCAGAGGTAATTTTAATACCTGTAAAAAAAATATATATACCAAAATATATTATATTAAATTACCTAATGAATATTTGAACAAAAAAAGAAAAGTAAGAAATTCATTAAAAATTTATCAATATAGTATTAAAGGTGATTTTATACAAGAATTTAGATGTGCTAAAGATGCTGCTAAATTTTTAAATGGTCATTATATGGGAATATGTCAAGTGGCAAATGGTAAAATACCATCATCATATGGTTACCAATGGTCATATGAAAAAAAAGATAAATTAAAACCAATAAAAATAATTAAAAAATCTATTATTGTTACTGATTTAAAAAATAAAGTTTTATATGAATTTGAAAGTCAAACAGAATGTGCTAGAAAGTTAAATTTAGATAGAGGTAAAATGTTAAGGCATATGAATAATAAAACACCTTACAACGATATGTATTTTAAGAATAAAGATAATTAGTGTAGGTTTCTCATAACTTCCTATTCTAACACGAAACCCCGACCATTAATTTGGAAGGGGTTTTTGTTTTGTATTATATGAGATAGAGGTGATTTTCAATGTTGTGTGGCAAGTGCCAGACAATATTTTTGCCAGACAATATTCGTTGTTTTCATTACTCGTCCCACTTTGCTTTACAAACAGCATACGCTTGTCCTTCAGCATCATATTCAGAACCTATCTCACTAATACATCTACTGATGTATTTTTGTTCATCCTCATCACCTTCAGGAGATGGGATAGGGAAACCTTCTTTAACTGTTCTTTGTTCTTCTTTAATAGGAACACAATTAGGGACCATTTTACCGTCTTTCTCTTTCATTCCAATAGGTTCGTAACCTTCCCAACAAGCACCTTCTAAACCCTCATCTTCCGCCATCTTCTTTGGATATTTAATCTCAAAGTTGTTTAACTTTAATTTAATAATTTGTTCTAATGTCATTTTGATAGTTTTTTATATTCTTTAAATGTTAATTCCTTGTTGGTTAAAAATACACTGTTATAGTTATGACTAATCCAACCAGTTAATTCATCTTGTGTTATTTTATATTTCTTATCTAAATCAGGAATGTGGATTAATAATCTTTCAAAATAATCTGGTTTTCCTGTAAAGTTTAACTCTGTGTCTGTTGGATAAGGTAATTTAAAGTCCATTCGTATGTTTTAATTTTCTATTTTCATCCATTAATAATTCAACTTTCTTTTCAAGTTCTTGAATCTTAATGTTTAATTCGTGAATTTCTTCTTTCAAATCATCAATGATATTTTTGTATAACCCGATACTAAGTTCTAAATTTCTTAAAACTTGATTATCGGTCTCAGCATCACTACGTCTTTTACCAACGAAGAATCCTGCTACACCTGTTAATATATTTGATATAAGTAATAGTATTTCTGTGCTCATATTAATAACAATCTTGACATGGAGGGTTCTCATGTTCTAATTCAGAATATGTACTAATCCCCTTTTTATTTAAGTTGTCCATACTATAACCTTTACGAGAAGTATGTCCTAAGAATATACCATTATTGTATTTTTGTGAACGGTCAGGTATCATACCATCAATTGAAGATTGAGTTTGGTATTGAGGGAATTGATTTTGTCCACGACCAATTAATAGATAATCCTGAAGACGAGTCATATAAAAGTCCGCTCTCTGTTTCTGTACTGAACGAAGATATTTCAATGTATCAATATCAACAGATGTTGCATTTTCCATTTCACCTGTTACCACACCTCTATTCATTTGTCTGAATGCGATGGAGTTAAGAGATTGATAAAAAGCCTGTTGAATTAAAAATGGTTGAATATATGAATCTACAAGTGTCTTTTCATCATTGTTAAAAGTATTACCTGTTGATGTTACTTGTGACAATAAATGGTTATAAAATAACGTACCCAATATTGTTTGAAGATCAATATCTTGTGCAATTTGTATTTCTGCTTTAAGAACATCCATATCAACGTTCTTGTTAATTGAAGTATAACTCTTAAGTTTACCCTCCGATATTAATAAAACTCCCATCTTTAATTATAATTTAATTCTTCTTCTCCTAACCAAACATTACATTCTTCTTCTGTTAACCCGTATCCACTCATTAACATATGTACTGCTTGTCCTCTTGTTATTTTTTCTTTGTTATATTCTCTAACAATTCTCATTAGATTTTGATATTCTCTACCTTTTAATCCTTTAATATTTTCATTAATTATTTGTGATTCCGCTTCAACTGGTGTAACTGGTTTATCAATAACTGCAGGATTGTCTTTAACATCACCTGTTAAGAATAATGATAAAGGTTTAATTTCAAACATAGTTGGAACACCAAACTTAAGACTTACCAATTTATTGAATGTAGGTAACATTGCGTTTTGATATGGTTGAATAACCATCTTACGGAAATACTCAGAATGTTCTACAATCTCATTTCCACCACCTAATTTACCTGCTGTTGCAATACCAAACAACTCAGCAGAAGATACTCTATGTGCGGATAATATTGAACGGGTAATATCGTCATTAAGACTTTGATAATAGTTGTCATTGTCGTTACGAGGGATTTGTGTAATAACAGGTGCAGTTTCAGCACTTTCATTAAATGAAATAACTGCCATACCAGCATTGTCTGTTCCACCATATTGATTTTCTAACGCTCTTGTAATTGTTCTTTGTTCTTCTTCACCAGGGATTCCATTATTCATAGATATGAAAAGTGATGGAACCATTCCTTTACGAAGATTATTCATATGGAAGTTCTTAGCTTCAATATCAGTTTCAATACTTCTTTGTCCACCTGACCAATCAGGAATAGGATAATAAGTTAAAGATGGTTGATATGATTTGTAATAATAGATTTGTGATGCGTCACCTTTTTCTTGATTAAAACAAGGATATTCTTCAGGTGGGAATTTCTTAAGGAATCTCCAATCCGCTGAATAAAAATAACTTTCAATTTCATCATCATCATTTAATTTACCACTACGTACTCTACTAAAGTCTAAGTGATAAATCTCAGCAATTGTTTTTCTGTCTTTTGACCATATTACATTAAGGGAAAATCCACCAAATAATATAAAGTCTAATGAACATTTTCTCATTACCTCAGCAACGGTTTCTTTACCATTAACAAGGTTTACTGATGCCATTGGGTTGTTTAATGATACGATACCATCACCCATTATTTGGTTTACCTTTGAGGTAACTACCGCTTTGTGTATTGCACAGTTGTCATAAAGTTCAATAAAGTATTGAGGTAATAAATTATTCTCACCATAATAAACCCAGGGACTACGTTGTAGAACTTCTGAATAAACTGGCACTGTTGCCCTATCAAACTTAATATTGGCAAATTGTATTTTTTTTATTTCTTCACTCATAATTAATCTTGTATGTATATATAATTTTCATTAACTTCATTAGGAGAAATGTACTCAGTAAACGATGGACTCTCCTCAGTTCCTTCAAGTATTGCTATACCTGTAAAAACCAATGTTGTTCCATTACCATAAATGTTTAATTGATATTCACCCTCATAATTTAAGTCTTGACCTGAATTTTGAAGGTTTAATATAATTTCACAATAACGAATGTTTTGTGCATAAACCTGTGTGTTAGAAGTGTTTATCAAATAATTCTTTACTTCCTTTGACATGATGTGTGTAAACTCCAATGTATATCCCGTAAATGTTGTTGCGGAATTATTGTTGATATTCAACACTAACTCATTTTGTTGTCCTTTTTGTAAGTATAACATAATTTATCTCTATATAACTAAATATAAAAAAAACCAAATTGAATTGGTATAGCATAAAAAAAGAGGGACATAAGTCCCCCTTAATTTGTAGATATTCAAATTCAGTCTTACGACCTAGTTTCAATAATTAGAAATTATCTCCAAATCCACCTGTAGTTAATAATGAAGATAATGCTGTTGCAGAACTTACATTAATAACATTTGCTGGTGCTGGTTCTTGACCAGTGAAGATAAGTTCAAAACCATTTCTGTCACCAAACGCAGTACCTGTAGCAGCAGAACCACCACTTAAATACATACCGTTGATTTGACCTAAATAATAGAAAATATCATTTTGATCCTGTGCGATTATTTGAATTTGGTCATTTTGACCTAAAACCTTAAGTTGGTTTCTCTTATCTTGGTCGTATTTGTATAACACTGCTGTTAATACTTGCTCCCAATAAACAGTACCGTTCTCAAAAGATTTTGTTGTATTTTGTGCTAAAGAAGAAGTATTACGTTTCAATTGAAATTCATACCAAACACCACTACCAGTGATACCTGTGATTGGACCAGTTGAACCTGTAATACTTACTGTTGCCACTGAAGGTGCTGTAGCTCCTGATGCTCCTAATACATAGATAGATTTAATACCACCTATACCATCTGAACATCCTAACTCAACTCCTGAAGATATATAACAAGACATATTTTTATAATTTAATTATTTTTATATTTTTATTTTTTTTAAAAGGGGGATTTTACACCCCCTTTAATATTTTTGATTACGATAATCCGTTAGTTGCGAAATATGCAGTTGAACCAAACTTAGCGATTGTTACACCGTAGTTGTAGTTTGCACGTAATCTTAACTCATCAAAATCTTTTGAGTACCAAATTACTAATTTCTCGTGGTCAGACAATAAGTCAAAACCTACAACGATGTACTCACGTGGTCCAATTACTACTTGGTTAGAACCGTTCAAACCAATGGTTGGAACAATTTTTACGTTAGTAGAAGGATGAGTTGCTTCCATCATAGAAGTAATATCAGTCGACCCAATATAGTTCAAGAAAAAATTGGCCTTAACCAAAGATTGTACATATAAACGGAAGTTACTGTAAGACATAAACACAACTAAGTCTTCACGAGACATTGCGTTGTCATCCAATGCGTTGATTAATTTATCAACTTCAGTGATTGGGTTACCGTTAGAACCGTATGCTGCGGTTGGTGAGAAAGTTGTACCTGTTGCAGATACTGCCACACCTGTTTGACCTGATGCGATTAAAGTTTTTAAACCATTGAAACAAGTAGAAGTTGTACCAGTAGCACCAGTACTTGCTTGCCATAATTGTTGCTCAATTCTTTGTTGGATTTGTTTAACTTTTAAGTCAGCGATTTGTTGTTCAAACGGAACAGTCTCAGAAGTTTGACCTGGCGCCATTAACATTGATTGGTATGTATCATACAAATCTTTGTAACATAGTGCCTCGTTGTACTTCTCAGGACAAGTTGTAATGTTTGATTGAGTGAAAGTAGTTGTTGAACCTGTTGGGTTCCATCCACAAGTACCATCTTCGAAAGCCGCAGTTGAGTTTAAAAGGTTCAACGCTTGTGTACCTTTAATACCCAATCTTACGTTTGCGTAACGAGCGGTTGTTCCACCGATTAACGCCTTAGAAAGTAATTCACCACCTACTTGGTCAACGTAACTACCGATTGTTGCTACGTCATAAGCGAATTGTTCTTTTGATAAAATTTTCATAATTCTTTTATTTTGTTTTTATTTATTATTTTTTCTTAATTCAGCAATCATATCTAATTTAGATTGAAATGCGTCATCATTATTTGTTGATTTATTAAAATCTGTTTTACCGTTAGCAATCTTTTTTGCTGCTGGTTCATTTTTGAATGCTGAGAATTGAGATTCAACTTCAGACATTTTTTGTTCCATGTTAGACATTTTCTCAGACATTTTCTTTACAAAGTCTCTTAACATTTCTAACATTTCAACTTCAATTTCGATTGGTTCATCAGATACTTTTGCTTTAGGTTCTCCCTCTGGCATTGGTTCTCCGTAACCATTTTCTTCCATTTTTTCTTCAACTGCTACTATTACTCCATCTTTAGTTTCAACTTTAGTTCCGTCTTCAAGTTCGTGTCTTCCGTCTGGTGCAGGAATTTCTGCGTCAGGGGTAACAACTACAACTTTAGCACCTTCTACTAAACCTTCACCTTCAACTTTAATCTCAGTTCCGTCTACTAACTTAGCCGATACGAAAATCTCTTTTACTGATTTAATTTCACCGCCTTCTACTTCAATGTTGAAATTCTCAACAAGTCTGTAAGAACCATCTTCTAAAGCAACTTGTTCAAACTCCTCGTTGATTTTAACAATCTTCTCACCAGCCTCTAATTTAGATGCTTGTAAAATTGTATTATCCTCAAGTTTGAATGAAGCCATAGGTGATTCGTCAGCCATAAAACCAAATTGTACCATCAATTTTTTAATCTCAGCAATTGCTGTTTTTGATTTTGACATATTTGTTTTTGTTTTAATTTATTATTATCTCTACTCTTAAATATAAGTTTGTATATATATTACCAAATTATATTTTAATCTTCTATATTCTTTAATATTTGTGCTACTTTTTGAAGGAACATTTCTTCTCTACAGAATGATGCAACCTCCTCAAAATAACCTGAAACACTAAACCCATTTAATTGACCTTGTTTAACTTTCTCCCATATCTTAGGGTTTCTAACCTTCATTGATACAAACCAAGTTCCGATTGGAAGTTCACCATAACCATAGTCAGTTGACTTATCGTTCTCAGACTCTTTAATCCAAGACTCAAATACGTACACATCACTTACCGCTTTACCATCGTGCATTTGGTCGTTGTTGTCTATGTACTTGTTTCTCATGTACTTCTCAGCAATCATCTTGATTGTCTCAGAACTAAAATAAACGTAGTATGGGTTTCCCTTTGAATCCTTACGGAATATCTTAAGGTCAGGAATCATTGCTGGTCCAATTACAATTTTCTTTTCATCATCGGTTTGGAACTTTTGTTTAGACATTTTTTCCCTTTCAATTGATTTGATTTTAGACTCAGCCCAACTTAATGCTGTCTTTCCTCCCCAACTATCGTACATCAATTTTCCACAACCATCACCATATCCTTTTGAACTATCTAAATCAACCTCGTGTCTTGATAGATAGGAGTACATTCTTTTGATTGTTTCTTCTGAGATAGGTTCACCGTTGGCAAGTTGATTGGCTCTAATTTTACCCACTTCTGTTCCACAAGAACCCCATCCATTTTCCTCAACATATTTCAATACCGCCTTAGCGTTATTCTTAACTGATTCAGGATAGTCTGAATAACTATCAAACATAGTTGGTTTAACTAATGACTTTGAGATGGTATCACCAGTTATTTCATCAACATATGGTGGTAAATTATTGTCATATCCCATATCTTCTTTTGACAATCCCAAGTTTCTTACCGTTGAAGGTGATGGGTTTGCTGCTGTTTTAGATGTAACCGTTGAAGGTTGAGTATATCCTAATACTCTTGTATCTGGTGCTAAACCTGATGGGAATCCACCAACATCTACCTTACCTCTATTAACTGACGCCTTGTTTACAATTGTAGCATCTTTCTTATATAATATTCTACTCCACACGTGACGACAATTATACCCACCTCTCCAAACCATTGCACTATCCCCAAAATCGTTTGTAGTGCTTTCCATATCTTCAATTCTCCATACATAGTTTCTATTGATTAATGTTTTACAAAAATCTCTTGTTGTAGAAATTATTGCACTCTCAGATATTTTAGGATTTAGAATATACTTGTATCTAACGTTATATTCTTCTTCATCTTCAATTGATGGTCCATTAGGGTCTGTTGATACAAATCCCTGTTTACCTAAAATTTGAACATCATGAACCACCCAACCTTCGTTAAATAGTTCCTGTTCGTCTTGTGCTTTCTCAACTAATTTTTGAATATACTTCTCATCTTCTCCATCAGGGATGTGAAACTCATGTTCTTTCTCTTTGTTAAAATACATCCATCCAATTTCAATTGCTGGTTCGTCAACAAGGGAAATACTATCAATACCAGATAATTCATCTTCTTCGTCTATTCTTAATTCAAATATTTTATCGTTCTTAATCATATTATTAAATATAAATTTATTCTTTTTGGTTTATAAAGTGGATAGATTTTTCAATCTTGCTTGTTTTTGTTGTTCGTTTGTTAAATCATTTGATACAACATATGTCTTAACAATCATTGGATTTTGTTCAGTATTGGTATTAATATTTTTTGGATTGTCAAAGTTTGCTTGACCTGACGCACCTTTACTGAATGATGTTCCACCACCCGCCATATTCATTGCTGATAATAATGGTGCAAACATTGTAACGGCACCTCTTGTCATTACCGCTTCACCACCTTCAGCATTAATCATTACACCACCACCTGCGTGTCTTGGTCCTTCAATCATACCACCATCACCATAGTTCTTACCATAGTTTGGTAATGGAGGTTTTG